TTGGAAAATTAGGGCTGCAGGTATTTGCGGCACCGGATAACATGACAGGTCAGGCACAGATCCAGGTAAAAGCCCGCGAGATTGATTTCGTAACATCTTTCGGCAAAAACATTCAGGCACTGCTTGACGTCCTGGGTATTATCCGAATGATCAAGAAAGATAACAACACCGTTTTAAAGACAAAAAAGGTGACAGGAAACCTGCATTCCGGTGAGGTCGCAGAGGGCGAAGAGATCCCGTACTCCCAGTACGCTGTGGAAGAAATTCCGTTTGATACTATTAAAATCAGCAAGTATCGTAAGGGAGTAACCCTGGAGGCAATCGCGGAAAAGGGATATGATGCCGCAGTACAGGATACCGACGAAGAGTTCAAAACCGATCTGCAGAACGTTGTCATGGATAAGCTGTACGCACAGCTGAAAGCAGGTTCTCTGACTGGCCATGAAAGCACTTGGCAGATGGCGGTTGCTATGGCAATCGGAAAGGTTAAAGATAAGTTCAAAAAGATGAGAAGAACGGCTACCGGCGTAGCAGTATGGGTAAATACACTGGATGTGTATAAATATGTCGGTGCCGCGGATATCTCCCTGCAGACAGCGTTCGGCTTTGAGTACATGAAGAAGTTCCTTGGCGCTGATGTTGTCTTCGTAAGCTCTGAAATCCCGGAAAACGTCGTCATTGCTACTCCACTCAACAACATCATCGGATATTACATCGATCCGGGCGACTCTGAGTTCGTAAAAGCTGGCCTCAGCTATACAACGGACCCGACTACTCATTTTATCGGTTTCCATGCACAGGGTACTTACGAGAGAGCAATTTCGGATCTGTACGCTATTATGGGTCTGCGCTTATTCTGTGAGTACCTGGATGCCATCGCCTACATCTCCGTTGGTGGCGCGGATACGCAGACTCTTGGAAAACTGACCGTAACGGCGGCAGAAGGATCTGAAACAGGAAAAACAAAGATCTCCGTAAAAGAGCAGCTGATGTCTATGAAAAACTGTTGGGAGTACAAAGATGCGGCATCCGCGACTACCGTGAAATACGGCGATGACGTGAAAAACTGGAGCAAATGGGATGGAGAATCCGAAATTGCATCTACAGCGGCCCATCACATCACGCTGGTTGAGTGCGACCAGAACTACAAAGCAGTTCGTTCCGGCGACGTAACAGTAGCTGTGAAGAGCTGAGAAAGGGTGATGGTATATGTACAGAGTAATCGAGTATTTTACTGATTTGCAGGACGATGACCATGAATACAGAGCAGGCGATACCTTCCCGCGTGAGGATCTTAAGGTATCCGAAGCCCGCCTGGCAGAGCTTGCATCTGCTGAAAATCTGCGTGGTATCCCGCTGATCGAGCTGGTGGAGCCGGAAAAGGCAGGCAAAGGGAAAAGCAAGAATAAGGCAGTAGATTCCTTGGCAGAGTAGGAGGCAGCCTATGATCGAAGATCTGAAACTGCTTCTTGGGATGGAAGATACAGACAAAAAGACAGAACAGCAGTTACAGCTGATTCTGAATGCCACGAAACAGCGGCTGAAATTTCTTCTTGGCGGTCTGGAGCCGCCGGAAGAGATGGAATACATCATATTGGATGTTTCGGTCATTCGATTCAACCGGATCGGCTCGGAAGGGCTCTCCTCTCACAGCGTTGAGGGTGAGAGCCTTTCCTGGTCTGAAAATGATTTTGCCGGGTACATGGATGATATTCAGTCTTATCTGGACAGCCAGCGGGAGGCAAGGAAGGGAAAGGTGAAGTTTCTGTGAGATACGATACGCCAATTTTCTTCCAGCGAGTCCTGCCGGGTGAGTATGATCCAACGACTGGAAACTATGCCGACGATCAGGTAACAGAGGTGCGGAAAATGGCATCTGTGATGGATACGCGGGCGGAAATCATGCAGATCGTATACGGAGGAATCCGTCAGGGCAGTGTGACGGTACAGCTCCAGAACCATTATCAGAAGCCATATGACAGAATTCGGATCGGGAACACGAACTATAAAGTGGACTATACGCGAAAATTGCGTGTAAAACAGACATTCATACTATCGGAGGTGGTCTGATGCCGAAAATCAAGCTGGAAGGAATGGAAAAACTGCAGGTTAAACTGAAAAAAAACGTGCAGATGAGTAAAGTGAAACAGATAGTAAAGGATAATGGTGCAGCGCTGCAGGAGGCCGCACAGAGAAAAGCTCCAGTGGATACTGGTAATTTGAAACGAAACATCGGTCTTGAGATCCGAGATGGCGGCCTTACGGCGGAAGTAGAGCCGACGGCAGAGTATGCGGCGTATGTGGAGTATGGAACCCGTTATATGAACGCACAGCCGTATATGCGTCCTTCCTATACGGCACAGAAAGAGAAGTTCAAATCCGATTTGAAAAAGCTTACGAGGTGACATCATGGACCCACAGCAGGAATTATTCAGTGCGTTGTTTCTGGAATTAAAAAAACAGTATCCAGACAGTGTGTATGACACGTTTTTACCGCCGGAAGGCACGCCATATCCGTTTGTCTATCTGGCAGACAGTGATTTGAATGACAGAGCCAATAAAACGGCTGTATTCGGCACTGCAAGCCAGACAATTCACGTCTGGCATGACAATCCGCGGCAGCGCGGCACAGTATCACAGATGCTTCTGCAGATTAAGCAGATTTGCAGACAGCTGGAACATACCGGCAACTTTTCGTGGTCCGTGCAGGACCTGAATCAGAGAATATTGCCGGACACAACCACCAACCAGCCACTTCTTCACGGCATCGTGGAAGTGACTTTTTTATTCAGTTAGGAGAACAGCATGAGAAAAACAATTGATTTGCAGTTATTTGCAGATGCGGTCCGCGGCAAAAAGATCGTCTATCTGTACCGTCTCAAGAAAGACGCGGCTAAAAATGCAGCTACAGCATTAGCCTTTACTACAGAAAACGGAAGAACGACAAGCAAGGATGCAGATACCACAGAGACCAAGGACGGCACGATTCGAACCCCGGGAGCAGCCGAGGTTGAGATTACGGCAACCAGTATTCTTGCCAAGGGCGACACACTGATCGACTCTCTTGAAGATGCCATGATCAATGATGAACTGGTCGAGATCTGGGAAGCAAATCTGGATGAACCAGCATCCAGCGGAAGCAATAAATTCAAGGGAAAATATTTCCAGGGTTACGTAACGGAGCTGGAAAAGACTTCGAATGCCGAGGATATGGTAGAAGTATCCCTTACCTTTGGCGTAAACGGAACCGGCGAGAAAGGCGATGTGACAGTGACAGCCGCACAGCAGGAAGTAGCGGCATACGTATTTACAGATACGACAAAAACAGGAGCGTAAAAGAACAGTTGAGGGCGAGAAATCGTCCTCTTTTTGATAGTAAAGGAGAAAAATGATATGGAACTTACAATCAATGGACAGGTGTATCAGTTTAATTTTGGCATGGGATTCATGAGAGAAATGAACAAGAAAGTAAGCATGCCGGTAGACGGAGTAAAAGATGCCAAGAAGAATATTGGCCTGAGATACGCTGTGGCAGGGATCATGGACGGAGATGTAGAGGCTCTTGAGGATCTGTTACTCGTAGCGAATAAAGGGCAGAATCCGAGAGCAACTACAGAAATTCTGGATGAATATATTGATGATTCGGATACCGATATCGATCAGCTCTTCGAAGATACGATGGGTTTCTTAAAGAATGCAAATGCTACGAAGAAATGCGTCCAGAATCTCGAGAAGACGATCGAGGAAGAAAAAGCGAAGAAGTAAGTGACATATCCCATGAAGAGGTGAGCTTTGAAGAACAATACCGGGAAGTTGCAATCAGCTGCTTCCGGTATCTGGGATTCACATCGTTTGAACAGGTTGATCGTCTGACGATTGCACAGTACGAAATTATGATGGAAGCGCTGAGATATCGAATAGTAGACGACGAATACAGGGCACATCGGCAGGCATTTCTGAATTTTGCTGCCCAGGCGCAGAAAAAATCTGGGAAGAAAACAGTGCCAGTATACAAAAGATTCCGAAATTTCTTCGACTATGAAAAAGAATTAAAAAATGTGAAGGAAAAGAAACATAAGAAGAGCGATCCGCGTTTTGTTGGAATATCCAAGTTGTTAAAGAAAGGAGGGCGAACAGATGGCAGAATCTTATAGCGTAAAAGCGGTTTTGTGCGCGGAAGATAAAAACTTCTCGTCAATGATGAAATCATGTAGCAGTTATGCTGATAATCTGAAAAATACGCTTACAAGTGGAATTGGATTTGGTGCTATGGCGGCGATTGGATCCAAGGCAGTCTCGGCAATCGGAAGCGGACTGAAAAGCTTGACTGCTGGTGCAATAAGCGCTGGCGCGAATTTTGAGAATGCTATGTCGTCTGTAGCAGCTATTTCCGGAGCTACAGGATCCGACTTTGATAGACTGTCTGAAAAGGCAAAACAGCTTGGAAAATCCACGCAGTACACCGCAAGCGAGACAGCTTCTGCGATGGAGTATATGGCAATGGCCGGCTGGAAAACTGAGGATATGTTAAATGGAATCGAAGGTGTAATGGATCTAGCCGCAGCGTCGGGAGAAGATTTGGCAGGCGTTTCTGACATTGTAACAGATGCGATGACAGCGTTCGGCTTATCAGCAGATGGCACAACCAAAATTATTAAAGATGGTTTTACGAAAGAAGTTTCTAACGCTTCACATTTTGCTGACGTTCTTGCAGCGGCTTCGGCCAATTCCAATACAAATGTTGCCATGTTGGGTGAATCATTTAAATATGCGGCTCCGGTAGCTGGATCGTTAGGCTATAGTGTAGAAGATACAGCCATCGCTCTCGGTCTCATGGCTTCATCAGGATTGAAAAGCAGCATGGCCGGAAGTAGCCTTCGAACTATTCTGACGAATCTTGCAAAGCCAACAGATGATATCAGTGACGCAATGGATTATTTGGGCATATCGTTGCAGAATGGTGATGGCTCGATGAAGTCTCTGATGGACATTGTAACCGATCTGCGCGGTGCATTTGGACAATGCAAAATGCCAATGGATCAGTTCCAAGAGAACCTTGCAAAACTTGACGAAAAGTATGCCAATGGAGAGCTGACAGAAAAGAAGTATAATGAAGCATTAGCAGATTTAACGGAAAAGGCTTATGGAGCAGAGGGAGCGTTAAAGGCCAAATACGCTGCTACGTTAGCTGGAAAAGAGGGTATGTCAGGTCTGCTTTCAATCGTGAGTGCGGCACCAGAGGATTTTGACAAGTTAACCAATGCCATTTATAACAGTGACGGTGCAGCCAAAGAAATGGCAGAGATCAAAATGGATAATCTTCAGCACGATGTCGTGAAACTGCAGTCTGCTATGGAAGGACTTGGAATTACTGCATTCAACCAGGTTGGCGGAAAAATGAGAGGTTTGGTTGGCATCGCAACTGAGACGGTTGGAAAAATTGATGAAAAGCTTGCCAGCGGAAAAGGGATCGAAAAGGCTGTCGATAAAATAGAATCAATGGTTGAGAAAGCAAAACCATATTGGGATATTTTCAAAACGGACGCATTGGAAGCGGGAACGGCGCTGGGCGATGCGGCTGGGGCGATCATAGGAGATATCAAGAAGCTTTCAGGTTCTTTTGGCAGCACAGAAAGTATTGAAAATTTCTCTACCACTTTGGGAGAGGTCAAAGATGGA